GCGCCCACGATTACCGAGCTTGAGGGCTTGGTAGCTCAAAAGGACGAGGAGCTAACCAAAACCAATGCCCGCATCACCGAGCTTGAGCAGGCGGTAGCTGAGTCGGAAGAGAAGCTGACCACTATCCAGAATTCTCTGGCTGAGGCTGTAGCCGGCTACAAAGCTATGGTGGTTCAGGCAAACCCGGAGGTTCTTGAGGAGCTCGTCACCGGTGACACCGTTGACTCTATCAATGACTCACTAAACAAGGCTAAAACCCTGGTTAGTCGGGTGAGGCAGGGATTAGAGACCGAAATTTCAGGAGCTAAGATTCCTGCCGGAGCTCCGCAGCGGACGCCACCTGACCTATCAGCTCTATCCCCACGGGAAAAGATTCAATACGCAATAGGAGGTAAAAAATAAAATACGAAATCCTAAGCTCTAAACCCTAAACAATACGGAAATTTTAGGATTTAGAAATTCGAATTTAGGATTTCCTCCAAAGGAGGTTAATTATGGCGTTATCACTAGCTGAGGCAGCCAAGCTGTCAAACGATATCCTACTTCAAGGGGTGGTGGAGACCATCATCAAGGACTCACCCATCCTCCAGCAACTCCCCTTCATAGAAATTGTGGGTAACGGCTTGACCTACAACCAGGAAAAGACCCTGCCTACCATTGATTTCTATGACGTTGGTGACCCCTGGGCGGAATCAACCCCAACCTTTGAGCAGAAAACAGCCAACCTGAAGATTATGGGTGGAGATGCCGATGTTGATAATTTCCTCAAAGCCACCCGAAGTAACATTCAGGACCTGGAAGCAGCCGTTATTGAGCTTAAAACCAAGGCGCTCAGGCGCAAGTTCGAAGAGACCTTCGTCTACGGCGATTCGGAGACTAACGGTAAGCAGTTCGACGGTCTCAGGAAGCTCATTGATACCACTACCGCCAGCGACCAGATAATAGCTATGGGGGATACCGGAGCCACTCTTACCCTGGCTAAGCTGGATGAGCTTATTGATGTGATAAAGGGTGGCAAGCCCGACATGCTGCTTATGAGTCGACGCTCAAGGCGCAAGATTAACGCCCTGGTCAGGGCAGCCGGGGGAATGATGGAGACTGACCGGGATAAGTGGGGCAACTTCATCCAGCTGTGGGATGGTATCCCAGTCGGTGTTTCTGACTGGATCCTGGATACCCACGTGCTTACCGACGGTGTGGAGACAGCGACCACCGACGGCACTTGCTCTACTATCTATGCCACGCAGTTCGGGGAGGGAGGCCTCTGCGGCTTAACCAGTCCCGGGCACATTCAGGTGGAGCCTATCGGCTCACTGGAGACCAAAGACGCCTCCAGGACCAGGATTAAGTGGTATGTCTCCCTGGCTCTATTTAGCACCGTTAAGGCAGCTGCCCTGATTGGGGTCCAGGACTAAACTAACTGAGGAGGGAGGTTAAAAATGAAAAAACAGGAACTAGCCAACTGGCTATGCCGATATAGGCTCAGCAAGTACCACCAGGATATTGAGCCCTATCACGGCCGAGAGGATGAGTTTCACCGGCTGTTTAAACCCTATGAGGTTATAGAGGGGGAGGAAAACTGCCTGCTCAACAGTGGCATTGACGAGATATGGGACTTAGTAACCGGAGCTTCAGCCAACCACTACGATAATACTAATGCCCAGATTGGCGTTGGCGATTCCAATACCGCCGCCAATGCCACTCAGACCGACCTGCAGGCAGCCACCAACAAGACCTATAAGGGCATGGAGTCCGGCTATCCTACCTCCACCAGCCAGAAGGTAACCTTCAAGGCAAGCTTCGGCTCTACCGAGGCTAACTATGCCTGGGAGGAATGGGTGGTTAAGCACTCAACCAGTGCCATTTGCCTGAACCGTAAGGTTGAGAGCCTGGGCACTAAGTCCACCGGCACCTGGACACTTGAGGTAGAAATTAGCCTGAGCTAATAGCTTGGGCGATGGGGGAGGGCAGCTAAGCCCTCCCCCTAAATGGGAGGTAAGCATGGTAGAAACTATCTGGAGACCGAAACGACCCTCGGCTTTGACTGATAGCCAGCGGGCAGACAAGCTCCAAGGGGACAGCCAGTATGAGATTGCTGTCCAGAACCTCAGCACTGCCTTTTACCACAAGAAGCGGTCTGTTGGGGTAACTGCTGAGGAAGAAGAAGCCTACAGACAGGCTAAATCTAAGCTGTGGAATGATTACCTGGAATGGGCAAAGGCTAATGGCTTATATGAGCAGGTTACCCCGGAACAGCAATTGGCTGAAGCCGAGAACACCCTCAATTCCCAGCTTGAGGAAGTTAATTGGCTAAGGGCTGAGTTAAAGCGAAACCCATTTGAACTCAAAGAGAGGATGTAATGGCTCAAACCTTTTATCCCATAGACCCGGTTGAGGTAACACCGGGGACGGCTAATGCTTGGACAGATGTTGATGTCAGTTCTTATGTGCCCGAAGGGGCTACTGGTGTAATTCTTCATGTTGAAAACGCATCCGCTTTTTCGAGCTATGACATCGGACTTCGGAAAAACGGTAGCACTGATAGTAGAGAAGAGTGGATTGGCAAAGACTGTCATGCTTGGGCGATGATAGGTATTGATGCTAACCGAGTTTTTGAAGCATACATTGGACACACCACTAACATAAACATTTACCTTGTTGGCTACACCATAACTGGTGTAACCTTTGCGACCAACGCCTACGATAAGTCACTTACAACCACAGATACATGGACTGATATAGATTGTGCTCCCCAAGCTCCCAATGCCATTGGGTTAATTTTTGAAATTGTGGGGACTGGTGGTTTAAACTACGGATTGAGGAAGAACGGCAGTTCCGATGATAGATATTCTGGTGCCTATTATCATTCCTGTTTTGGAGCAGTTATAGGATGTGACGCTAATCAAATCTGCGAGGGTTATACAGAGACAATTGCTAATGATTTCTTCCTTGTCGGTTACATTACTGATGGGGCTACTTTCAATACTAATGCTACAGATGTCAGTCTAGGCTCTACAGGCTCCTGGCTAGACTTATCGGCATTACCCTCTGGTGCTAATATGGGCTTTATTGAAGTTTTGACCCCTAGCGGGAGTTATTACGACTATGGGTTAAGAAAAAATGGTAGCGCAGAGGATATATACCATCGTGTAATGTGTAATTGTTGGGGCATCGTTGAGTGTGATGCCAGCCAAATTACAGAAGGCAAGATAGAAAACACAAACGTTGACTTCTTTGTTGTTGGCTATTCTACAGCGGTAATGATAACCGGGAAGTCATCATCCGACATTGGCTCAGGCGCCGAAGCCTCATCACCAACAGCTACATTGAGCCAGGCTGATAGTGGTGGCGGGGTTGAGGCTCTGCTATCACGAGGGCTTGGTGCTGCCGAAGTTGGGGCTGGAACTGAAGTATACACACTTCTGGTAGCGCTGGTAGCCACGGCAGAGACTGGAAGCGGCGCTGAGTTTGCCTCCAAGGCCTTTGGCTCCGCAGACTCAGCTTCAGGCGTTGAATCGCTTGTTGCTAGGTTACTGGCTACCTCAGAAACAGGAATCGGGACCGAAACCTTACTATCCAGGTTGCTTCGTCACACCGACAGCGGACTTGGCGCCGATGCCACCTTAACCCTGTTAGCTACTTTGGCTAGAGCCGAAACCGGTTCCGGAGTAGATGCCTTTACCAATTTAATAACTACTGCCCTGGCTGCCAGCGACACTGGCTCAGGTGTCGATAAGCTCCTGGGCAGGGCAATATCCCTTCTTGACGCTGGCTCAGGCCTGGATGTAGCTACTTTGCGCAAAGTCCTCCTCTCCACCGATAGCGGTGTTGGACTTGAAGCCCTGGCTGATTTGCTGGCTCTAATTATCACCGCTGAGACAGGTTCAGCTTCAGAGCAACTTAAAGCCAAAATTATGACTTCAGCCGGTGCCGCTGATATGAAACTGCCCACCAAGATGGGCAAGGCAAGAATACCGTTCAAGGGGGTGGATCAATGAATCTATCCGAGATGATAACCCTGGTCAGGCGCGACCTTAAGGATGAGACTACTCCTTACCAGTGGTCAGATGACGAACTAACCAGGCACATTAATCATGCGGTAAAGGAGCTATCAGAAAGGGTGCCATTGCCAGCTAAGGCTACCCTGCCTACAGTGAGCGGCTCTAGGGAAGTAGACATCTCTAGCCTCAACGATAGGATTATGGTTCAAGCCGTAGAATATCCGGTAGATAAGTCCCCGGCCGAATATCAACGCTTCTCTATCTGGGGGAATACCTTGACCATAATAAGCGGCGATGAGCCCGATGGCTCTAATTGCTATGTCTACTACGGAATACTACATACCCTTGACACTAATGGCTCCACCATCCCCAGCAAATACGAGGACTTAATAGTTACCGGAGCCTGTGGTTATGCCGCTATTAGCCAGGCAGCCCTTTCTATAAACAAGGTCAATATCGGGGGAACAATGACCCCCACCGAATACCGAGCCTGGGGTAACGAGCGGCTGATAATCTTTAACGAGGGGCTAAAGCGGCTGGGTAGAAAACACAGGGTAAGGACTCAGCAGCTCTTTACCGATTGAACAGGAGTGTCTAAGAGGGGCTTCGCCCCTCTTAGATAAATTCTCCCCCTCATGCAAGGGATTACATATCCATATCATGGAGAGGGGGATTAAGGGAGAGAGGTAGATATGACTATAAAAGAAGGACTAACCAAGACTAAACAGGGTTTGCCTAAGGAGGCATTTGCTATTGTTGGCGACCCGGAAGACCCTGAAACCTGGAAGCTACCCCACCATAAGAAGAGCATCTTTAGAGC